GCCTCCCATTCAGGAGGCTTAAAAATATTAGTTTGAGGCTCTATGCTATGGAAGCGTAGTTGCTTCATCACTTTCGTCTTGATCACCAGACTCATCAGACAGGATTGTTCCAAGGTATGTAATGTTAAATCTAGTAGTACCCTTAGCTTGTTGAGCTTCACTCCAACTTTGAGGAACACAGTTTTTAACAATCATAATGTTTTCTTTGCTTTGTCTATCTTCAACTTCTATCTGAACAGTGTCAAAATTTAGTAAGTCTTGTAGTTGTGGTGCGGCTGGAAGCACGTGAACACCTTGGTCTACAATTCTAAATCCAGAACATGATACCTGTATAGCTTCGTAACTAGTTATTGAAATTTCGTCAGCAGAGTATCTTCCTAGAATATGAATAGGTTCTGTACCAATATTGGCACCGTACTGGCAAGAATCAAAAACGCCAACTATATTACCGTCAACTCTTACTTTTGCTCTTGCGCCTGTCATTGTTTTCTGAGCCATTTTATTCTCCTTATATTATGTTAATTACGCTTCTGCACTAGATTGAATCTGACTTAATTCCAATTGAATTGGGATAAATAAGATTGCAGTTGCAAGTTTAGCTTCTAACTTAACTTCAGCAATTGGTCCGTTAATCTTAATGTCAAGATTCTTATATCCAAGAGGTGCATCATCAGATGCTCCAATAATCTTAAGTTTTCTATATTCTTCCATTTTCTTAGCAATAAATGCTGCAATTGCTGCTGCGTTAATATCTGCAAGAGATTTACCAACAACAAATCTTTCTAAAGATTCAGCAAGTTGAATTGCAAGAACATCAGACATATAAACAGCTTGTAATGAATTGTAAACAAAGTTGCCATCAAAACCGTAAGTTGTTTGATCTACAACCCATTTATTACCAGCAGTTTCTTTTTGTAAGAACATAATACCAGCATCAATACCATCTTCTACATCACCAATATTACCAGAATCAAATCCGCTTGGGTCTTTATAAGAGATAACATTTGCAAACTTGTTAGTTAATGATCTATAGAAACCAGCCGATTGCATACCAACAGCGATTGCAGCTGTATGCCATGGAGCAAATTCTTTTACATTTCCTTGAGCATCAACTTGACTACTTTTTTGCATACAAACAACGGCTCTAAAAGAAGCTATTGATTGAGCGTGAGACTTAGCATCTGCATAACTAGCATCTTTGCTTAGTACAGCAATTCTATTTCTTTTTATTTTAATAGTTGACATTGCAAGTACGTGAGATTTAATTGCAAAGTTAATAGCATCAATTGTATATGTTGATGCACTATCAGTTAGTCCATCAGCAATATCGTCAGCAGCATCTCTTGAGAAAAGAGGTAGTACAAAATTTACTTTGATACCTTCAAGAGCTGGAATTGCATTGACAATATCAGCAGCACTTGTTGAACCTTTAGCACCGCCTTCAAGATATACAGCAGTAGCCGTTTCAGCTGGTAAACCAGCACTTGCCGCAAATTCAAAATCAACAACGGCAGACTCATTAACTTTTACAGCAAAGTTATATGCAGCTTTTTTAGCTCTACCCGGCTCTGCACCAACACTAGAAGCCGCATCAAAAGAAGTTTGATCTAATCTTAGTGGAGATAAATTGTTAGATGCTGCAACAGATGTAGCAGAATATCCAGCTTGAGAGTTTACAAATGCTGCAAGATCAGCCATAGTAGTATATTCATCTAAGTTAACAGATAAGTTAGAACCACTTCCTGCTACTACTGTAGTGGTAAGAACGCCACCAGCAATTGCAACCGCACAACTATCACCATCGTATCCAATAGTAAAAGCAACTTCAGATTCAATTGCAAATGCTTCATTTGTATTTGTATCTTGTCTTTTTACACTCAATTCAATTTCTGGCTCTTGAGAAGATACAACAAGACCTTCAGCAACACCAAGAACATTTAAATCACCAGGATTTGAATCAATAAGTTCAAAAGATTTACCCCAACCTTTTTCATTAGCATTAGCATCAACATCAGAAGATATAATTAAAGAATCGTTTGAAGTATCAGCAGCACATCCTACACCAGCAGGAAGTAGCCCATCAATTTCAGCAGCTAATGCTGTAACGTCAGCATGACCACCAACGCCTAAAGTAACAGTATTTTCAATACCACCGTTTACTCTAATTTTAAATTCAAGACCGTCAAAGATAGAAGGATCAACAAAATCTAAACCAGCACCTTGAAGTTTTGGCCCTACTTCATCTTCAACTTGAGTTACTTGATAGTAGTATTTATTACCATTTACTCCGTAGTTTTTGTCTTCGATAGTACCGTAGTCTCCAGAAGCTGCTGCAACTACAGAATCAGCTTTTGTACCAGCGTTTGTTTTGACAACGTAAACTTTTCCACCAGACCCTTGAATATTAGTGTCATTACTTGGAGAAGCCAAAGCTCTCATAGCGTCTACAATCGGCCCACTGATGTACTTTGCAGTAACTCTGTCAAGCTGAGTAGATGTGTAAAAATTGTCAATCAATGCTTCCTGAGTGTAATCAGCACCACCGTCAGCTTCGCCTATGATAACAATATCACCAGTATTTGTAATACCTACTGGAGTTGATTTTACTGTTACCTCTGGGTACGCACCAGGTATGTTAGTGTTAACACTTGAGGTTGAAAGTCTAATAGCCATTATTCCTCTCCTTTAAACTATATTTTATATCCAAAATGTTTAACGCCTTTATCAAATAGCTCTTTTTTGTTACATCCAATTGTCTTCAAATGTACCCAAATAACTTCTTCTAAAGATTTGTTTAATTTTAATTTTTTATTCAATTTTAAAAAATACTTTCTAAAATCTTCTCTACTATTGTCTTTTTCTTGAGGTTTTTTAATCCCTCTTTCTTCAGCTAATGCAAGTCTTTTTTTTCTTGCTTTTGCGATTTTTTCTTCATCAGATAATTTCTTTTTTGTTTTCTTTTCTTCTGCCATAAATACCTCCTGTTATTCTTGAGGTTCTTGTATCATTCCTGGGCTTGGTTTTTTCATTTTGCCTAAGAATTTTTTAAGTTTTTTACCAGAAGACATTTCACCGCATTTGTCCATTTCTTCTTTTTTTATTTCACCGCATTTTTCCAAAGGTCTTTTAACACCTTTTTTTTCTTCTTTTGTTTTGTCAGCATCTTGTTTTTTATCAAACTCAATACCTTCGGTTTCTTTTACTTTGCTATCTTCACTAGCTGCCATTTTAGGCACTGAAGAGTTTTGTTTACTTTCAGACTGTTTAGACTTAAGACCAGCAGCTGCTCTTTCAGCTTGAGTTGCCATTCTTTTTTCGCCTAAAGCATCAGCAATTTGATTGTCTACCAAAGGTATTCCTGTTTTTTTACCTTGTTGAGCGTGTTCAACCATTTGATCTACAAGTTTTGTTTTAGGTTTGTTTGCAGCAGATTTAGGCTTTCTTATAGCCGCTAATTGTTCTTTTGTTGCCATTACACCTTTGGCAAGCCTATTATATTCAACTGTAAACATTCCTGATTCAGATTTATAAGTCATTTCGCCACATTTATCCATGTCTTCAGATTTTGGTAAATTTGGCTTTGTATTTTTTAAACTTTTTATTCTTGCTTTACTTTTTTTCTTATTTTTTTTATTTTCAACTTCTCTAGCTTCATCACGTGTCTGAAGGTCGACACCATGGTGTGCCAATCTTTTCAATTCTGCTTGCCCTGCACCTTGCTCAGATGTTCCACTATATTTGCCACCAACTGGTTTGTTAACACCTTTTTCGCTACTTTTGGCAAGTCTTTTGTACTCTATAGTATGCATACCAGATTCAGATTTTTTATATATATGCCCTTGACCACGAACTCTTTGTTTACTTCTTCTTTCAGGCCCTTCATATTTAGGAGCACTAGCACTTCTTCTGCCTTCTTCTCTGGCCTCAACACCTTTGTCTTCTACCCTGTCGCTTTTTTTCCCGTAAGTTTTTCCACCTTCAGCTCTATCAACATTCATTCTATGTCTTTTTTGTTTTTTACCTTCGCTTTGATCTTCTAAGCTGGCTTTTCTTTTTATACCAGATACAGCTTGTTGAGCTTCAGATTGATCAGTTTGTTGGCCAGCTTCGTTACTATGCTTAAACTTAATATTATCTTCAGATTTTTTAGCATGTCTTAAATTTTTCAAATCTTCAGCGTCAATGTCTCCATCTTTATCTGTGTCCATTTTTTCTTTTTGTTTTTCGGACAACCCATCTTCAGACTTTTTTTGACATGAACCTTTAGTATAAGCTTTTTTACCCGGAGTTGGCTCGTATCCTTCCCAGCATCTTTTAGCAAGTCTTTTATATTCTATAGTATGACCACAAGCTTCAGATTTTGCAAACTCGTACTCATCTTCTTCATCTTCGTCTTCGTCTTCTTCAGTTTCTTCTTCCTCAGTATCTGAGTCATTATCACCCTGTAAAGGCTCATCTTCCATAGAAGCATCTTCAGAGCTTTCAGACTTTTCTGAAGAACCTTCGCCACCTAAAGACGCTGGGCATTCAGCATCATCATTATTTGGCTCTTCACCAGCATCAATTTCATGAGCAGTATTTTTTGATTTTTCAAGAATTTGTTCCATATATTCAGAAGATATTTCATGTTTCTTCATAATTTCAGCAGCACGATCCGCAATCATTCTGGCGACTTCTTCAGCGGTATATTTTTTAGTATTTGACATGTAAATCTCCTAATTTATATATTAAAGATTAATTCAATTGTATTATTTTATATATTAAACCCAACAATTACAGTAACTTATTAACAATCCCATCTTTTAAGAGCAGCACCCTTTGGTGTTAATTTGCCTTTTTTGCTTGTAGGGCCTTTTACACCACTCATTCTAGCACAAAAAGACTTTCTTCTTGCAGCTTTTTTAGGTGATTTTTTAGCAGCTTTAGACGATACAGGTGCTTTTAAGTTACTACCTTCTTCTCGGTTTATTTTTTCTCTGCCTTTTTTGCTTAGACCACCTTTAACTGAGTGTTTTTCTTTATTGTAACCGTGAAATGGTTTGCCTTCTTTTTTTTCTAAATAAATATCGGAAATTTTTTTAAAATTATTTATGATTGATTTTACAATTTCTTCAGCCTTGTCCATCGGAGCTGCCTCTTCACACTCACAATCTTCTTTTGACTCGCCTTTGCAATTACAATCTTCTTTCTTTTTACGCATAACACCTTCTGTGCCAGAGGGTGTATTGGACATTTCTGCAATCCTATCGGAATCTAAAACATCATCAATTGCATTTTTTTTGCGAACTTTTTTGACCGCTTTTTTCATTTCTTTCAATAACTTATCTTTATTCATATTTTTCTACCTTTATATAAAGATTTAGTCTTCACTATCTTTAGCAAGCCATGTCTCGCACTCTGTATCAATAATTTCAGGTACTTCGCCACCGTCTTTGTCAATAATTATTAATCCGGCTGTTCCTAATCCATTCTCAGGCTCTGTATTTTTTAAACTAATAGATTCAACAATTCTTTTTGGTGCTTTAACCCACGTGTTTTCAACCTGTCCAGATATGGTTATAAATCTGCTGTAAACATTTTCTCCTATTGATTCCCAGTTTTGATTTCTTACCATATCACTAGTTTCAATATTTGATAATTGAAAGTTTCTACTTTCCAATGCTCCTTCTCTGTATCTTAAAAGACCGTACATCATTAT